CTGACCGAGGCGCTGGGGCATCTCGCGAACTTCCATCAGCAACAGACACAAATCGGCGCGGATCAGCTTGCGGCTGAGTCTGCGGCGCAAAACCAGCAAGGGACAGGAACCGATGGCTGAGGACATTTTCACCGACGAAGAACTGAAGGCGCTCGAAACCGCCGAAACCGAAGCGCAGGAACAGACGGAAACGAAGGTCGAAACGACCGAGGAAGCTACTGACGACCGTCCGCGCGACGAACACGGGCGCTTCGTATCGAAGGAAGCGACCGAAGAGGACGATGCCAAACCCAAGGGTGATACCGTTCCGCAGGGCGCGCTCCATGCCGAGCGGGAGCGGAGAAAGGCCGCAGAATCGGAGCTGAAGAAAGCGAACGAACAGCTCCAGGCGCTTGCCGCCTTGCGCGAACAGGTAAAGTCCCGAACCCCGGCTACGATCGAGAAACCGGAAGGCGACGACAGCGGGATCGAGCATCTGAACCGCAGGCTCGCCGAAGTCGAGACGCGCACGACCGACGTATCCAAGACGCTCGATCTCCAAAGGATCGAACAGGCCGAACACGAGCATCTCGCAGCCGTAGCGGCCCAGTCCGACGCTGCCTATCGAGCGATCAAGCCCGATTATGACGATGCGATCCGCTATCTGGTCGAGGCGCGGGCCAAGGAATTGACGCTTTACGGCTACGATCCGGTCCAGGCCAGGAATGTGCTCGGCAACGAGACGGTGGAGATCGTCCGTTCAGCAGTGGCGTTGGGGAAGGACCCCGCCGAGATGGCGTACACCATCGCCCAGTCCCGAGGCTATCGTCCAGCGGAAGGATCGGGCGAGGGAAAGCGCACCGTGGAAGCGGTCGCCAATGCGAGGGAACAAGGGCGCTCGCTTGGACAGGCGGCAGGATCGACGCCCAAGCAACTGACCGCCGAAGCGATCATCAATATGAGTCCGGAAGAGTTCGAAGCCCTCTACATGACGCCGGACGGCAGGAAGCTCATCGACGGCATCGCGGCGGGCAACGCTTAACGATAACCCCCGATCTGGTTTCCGCGTGGCATAACCTCGTTTGCGTGAGAGCGCTACGGGCGGAGACCGGCATAACTCCAAACGCGAAGGCGGCATGACGGCCTGACGCGCCTCCCGGCGGACTGGGAAACTTAAAAACAGTCCAAATCGGGAGACCATTCGTGGCACTTACCAATTATCCAGTCGGGAATGCGCTAGCAGTCTCGCTATGGGCCAAGAAGCTCAGCGTGGAAGCGCTGCGTTCGACCTATTTCTACGCCTTCATGGGCCGTTCGGCCGACAACATGATCATGTACCGTGACGAACTCGGCACGGGACCCGGCGATAACGTCACCTTCGGCCTTCGCGCCCAGCTCGTGGGTGCTGGCGTCTCCGGCGACGGAACGCTGGAAGGCAACGAAGAGGCGCTTGTCACCTATACCGACAAGCTGAAGATCGACCAGCTCCGTCATGCCGTTCGTTCGGCGGGCAAGATGAGCGAGCAGCGCGTTCCGTTCGAGGTTCGCGAGGAAGCCAAGTCCGGCCTTGCCGACTGGTTCGCCGACCGTCTCGATACGAGCCTGTTCAACCAGCTTTGCGGCAACACCGCTCAGACCGATCTTCGCTACTGCGGAAACAACGCGATCATCGCTCCGGATACGAACCACATCTTCCGGCCCAACAGCCGGACGGCGGACGAAAGCCTGACCACCGGCGACGAATATAACCTCGGGATCATCGACAAGATGGTCGCCCGTGCCTACCAGTTCAACAACGCGGCAGGCACCGGCAACCCGATCCGCCCGATGCGCGCCAATGGCCGCAAGTTGTGGGTCCAGTTCGTGCACGACCACCAGATTTACCAGCTCCGCTCGTCTGCGGCGGCTGGAACCTGGGTCGATTATCAGAAGTCGGCGATCACCGGCGGCGACAAGGAAAACCCCTTGTTCACGGGCGGCGATCTTCAGGGCGAATACAACGGCGTCCTGATCCATCGCGCTCCCCGCATCACGCAGGGCGTCAATTCGACCACGGGAGTCAACGTCACCTCGACCCGTCGTGCTGTGATGTGCGGTGCCCAGGCGGCGATGTTCGCCACCGGACGCGATTCGAGCCTCGGCCAGCAGGACAAGTTCAACTGGGTCGAGGAATCGTTCGACTACGGCAACCAGCTCGGCGTCTCTGCGGGCGCGATCTTCGGGATCAAGAAGACGGTCTTCAACTCCCAGGATTACGCCACGTTCGTCGCCGCCACCTACACCCCGGCACCGTAAGGAAGAGACATGACTGGAATTGCACGTCAAACCGAAGAGCAGCAGATTCACTATCTGCGCAAGAAGGTGAACTACAACGACGCCGGGATCGGAACCGGCGTGGTCATGGGGACCCTTCCCAACGGGGCCATCATCACCAGCGTAATCGTTCAGTGTACCACGGCCTTCAACGCTGGGACCACGAACGCGATCAATGTCGGCAAGACCGCCGGTGGAACCGAGATCGTGAACGGGGATGCGGCGACTGCCGGCACTCGCGCGGCAACGCTGCCGAACCTCAGCATCACCGCCGATCAGGACGTGTTCGTGCAGTACGCGCAGACCGGCACGGCGGCGACTGCGGGCGTGGCGAACATCGTCATCGCCTATTCCTGTAACAACGACCAGTAACCCCCGAGGCGGCATTCGTGCCGCCTCCAAGGAGCGCATTGAATGGCCAAATCACCTACCCTTCGCAAGCCATCGCCAAACGCGGCTTATCTCGTGGCGGATGGCATCACTGCCGAAGAGGCAGAAGCCAATGGTCTGGTCGTGGTCGAAAGCGATCCCCACGGGCTTCCGCTCTCCTATGGCAAGTATGAGGACGCAGCCCCGGCGTCGGACGAGTAATGCCGCGTGACGGTCGTAACGGTCACTGCGGCCCGAACCCTCGGGGACCTGAAGGCGCGGATCGCCGACGAGCTTGCCCGCTCTGACCTGACCGACCAGATCGCTTTGGCGATCGACGATGCGATCGACATCGCCGCCACCCATCGTTTCTGGTTCAACGAGGTCAGGGGCCTGGAGCTGCCGCTGACTGCGGGTCAGACCTATTACACCAATTCCGACATCGAAGCCCTGGTCGAGGTGGATAATCTTTACCTGTGGCTGAACGGCAATCAGCGCCGCAATCTTCTCGTTGCTCCCAACGCGAGACTCGACGCGCTCTATAACGGGACCGAGCCGCAGGGCGAGCCCTTGAGGTGGTCGCGATACGGAACTGAGCTCCGTTTCTGGCCGACGCCGGATCAATCCTACACGGTATTCATCGACGGCTCGACCAAGGATCAGCCGATGGAGGACGACACGGATTCCTCCATCTGGACGACCTATGGCGAGCGATATGTGAGAGCGCTGGCCAAGCTCCAGCTTTACGCCGAGGTCATCCGCGACGACGACCAGGCGCTGGCGCAGAGCAAGCTCGCCCAATCCTATCTCGAGAACCTCCAGTCGGCGAGCGAGAGCCGCGTGATGACCGGCGAGATGGAGGCGTTCGGTGTCTAGGATCGTGCCCCTCCAATATGGCGAATGGCGTCCGGACATGGCTCCGCATCAAAGCCCCGCATTGGTGACGGCTGAGAACGTGCTGCCGATTGCAGGAGCCTATGCGCCGTTTCCCGCCCATGTCCCGGCGGCCACTCTTCCCTCGGCTGCGAAGGGGCTCTTCTCGACCATCCAGGATTCTGGCGCTCCGCTGATTTACGCGGCTACACAGGACACGATCTATCGCGTGTTGAGCGGGAATGTCATCAACGCTTATTCCGGCGCTCCGATCAAGGCGGCGCATTGGTGGTTCGCTCGCGTCGGGGGCAAGATTTGCGCCGGATGCGAGGGGCTTCCTCCGGTCGGCGTGGACATTGGATCAGCCTCGTTTTCTCCGCTTGGTGGCAGTCCGCCATGGGCTGCGGTCGGGGCGGTTCTTCACCGCGATTACCTTGTCCTGGGAAACCTCCAGAATGAGGACGTGGACGGCACCGTTCCCAACCGCGTCAGGTGGTCCGGAAGCGAGAATCCCGAGCAATGGGGAACCGATTTGGCCTCGGGGGCCGACTTTGAGGACATGCCTGAAGAGGGTGGACCCGTCATCGCGATCACCGGCAAGTCGGATGGGCTTGTGTTCCAGCGCAAGGCGATCTCGCGCATGGCCTATTCCGGCAATCCCTCGACCGTGTTCGAGTTCACCGTTTTGGAGCTTGAGCGCGGAGCGGTCACGACCGGAGCCGTCTGCCACGTCGGCGACCTGGTTTACTACCGTGCCGACGACGGCTTTTTCGTCCACAACGGCATTCAGTCCGCGCCTATCGGTACGGGGCGCGTCGATGACTGGTTCGCCAACAATGCCGATCCTTCCAAGATCGGGCTGATGCGCTCGGGGTACGACCCGATCCATCGCTGTGTTTTGTGGGCGTTCGCCGAAAATGGGCAGTCCGCCAATTCGGCCATGCTCTGCTATTCGATAGCGCAGGACAAGTTCACGCTCCTTCGCCTTCCGGTGCAGGAACTATGCCTGTCGCAGACCCTCCCGGCTTCGCTGGAATCGATGCCGACGCCGGATACCGACCCGATCTCATGGGACGATGGAACGCGGGCGGGAAAAGAGCCGGTTCTTTCCGGCGTCAATTCCTCCAATCAGTACGGGACGTTCACTGGCTCGACCTTGGCCTCGACCATCGAGACGGGAGATTTCCAATCGGGACCTGGACAGCGGACATTCGTCGCCGGTGTTCGTCCACTTATCGATTCATCGAGCGTGCAGATCGCGGTCGGCTCGAAGAACGAAGCCACCAAGGACACGGTTTCGTGGGGGGCAGGGAGTTCGCTGGGGGTGGATGGAAGCTGCCCCCAGCGGACGGATGCACGCTATCTTCGCTACAGGCAGACCACCAGCGCCAATGACGATTGGTCGAGATCGGTAGGTCTGGAACTCGAAATCGCCGGGGGCGGAAGGCGATGATCTTCAAGCAATCCCCCGGAGCCGATGCCGGAGCGAACCTCGCCCGACTCATTGTCGATCTCAATCGGTTCCATCCGCCGCTCTCGCTGCTTCCCGTGTTCGCCGACAACGACGCCGCGAAAGCCGCCAATCTCAAAGTCGGACGCGGCTACGTCGATCCGGACGGCTTCGTCAGAAGGGTCATGCCATGATCCGCGAGCCGATCTCGATTGAGACATGGCCCCAGATTTACGCGCTGCTGGCTCCTGCGATGGAGCGCACCGGCGAGCATGTCTCAAGTCTCATCGACCTGTTGCTGGCCAACCGGAACCAGCTTTGGGTCAAGCGGGAGGGAGGTGATCCAGTAGCGGCGGCGGTGAGCGAGATCGAGCCGCCATCGACGCTCTGCATCCGCCTGATGGGCGGGAAGAACATCGCCTCGTGGATCGATGAGGCCGTGGCGGCAATCGAGGCCAACGCTCCAGGAACGAAAGTCAGGGTCGAGGTGATCCCGGCGCTTGAGAGGGTGCTTCGCGAGCACGGTTTCAGGAAATCCAAGGTGGAGATGGTCCGTGGGTAGCAGCTCGAAATCCACTACTACCGTCGCGCCGCCGTCATGGGCGCAGGGGACGATCACGAATGCGCTGGGATCGGAGAAAGGCGCATATGCTCAGGGTAGCGGGCTGTTCAACCAGTTCGCGCCAGCGATCAAGACCGCCATCGGCAATTCCGCTGCATTGGCCGCCAAGCCGCCGCAGATGCAGACCGACGCCCAGGGCGCGTTGGATAAGACGATCAACGGCGATTATCTCGATCCTTCGACCAATCCCTATTCGGCCAGCATGGGCAAGCAGATCGCCGACCAGACGGCTGGCGAATATAACGCCTCGTTCGGAGGTGCGGGACGGTCGCACGGAGGGTTGGCAGCGTTGCTCTCAAGCCAGGGCGTCGGCAATGCCTTGGATAACTTCTACGGCAATATCTACAACCAGGAACGCGGGCTCCAGCAGCAGGCGATCAGCCTCGAACCGAGCCTGAACGCCGACCAATACACCGGCGCGAACAACCTCATCTCCGAGACGCAGGCGGCTTCGATGACGCCGGAACAACTGGCGGCACTTTACGGGTCCAGCGTTGCGGGGACGGTCGGGCCTTACGGAACCACGACACAGAAAACGAGCACGCCGTTCGGGCTTCAACAGGCAATCGGGCTGGCGATGATGGCTGCGGCTCCGTTCACCGGCGGCGCAACGCTGATGCCAGGAGCGGCGATGGCAAGTGGTGGAGGGGCATCGCCACAAGGCAGTGGCTTGGCTGGCCTTATCCCAGCTCAGACGATCTCGCCATACGGCAGCGCTGACCTTTCAAGCTACTTCGCCTCTAACCCGTTCGGCGGCATCTGATGGGCCTGCTTCAGTCCATCGCGGTCCACGATGTCCTTCACCCTCCCCGCGTGGGTGGTGTGGCGATGCCGCGCATGAGCGCGAGGATGGCCGGTGAAATGGGGACGCCCACTGGAGGCGGCTTTCTCGACCGGCTGACGGGTTCACCATTGGGCCAAATCGGCATGGCGCTGCTCGCAGGGGGTGGAGGTCCGATCGGCAACGCAGCAGCGATGCTGATGAATCAAGGCATGATGGAGCGCCTTTACGGGGCAAGGTCAGGTTCGAGAATCGAGCATGTCGGCAATTCAATCGGCATTATCGATCCGACGACGGGCGAGTTCACCCCGACCTACACCGCCCCTCAAGCCGACGATGAGGACCGGCGTCTCATCAAGGCTGCGGGCATCGACCCCGACAGTCCGGATGGTGTTGCCGCTTACAAGCAGCTTCTCGACCGCAGGACCGACCCCATCGTCAACATTCCGTTGCCCGCAAGCATGGGCGGCGGAATGTATAGCGGGCCTCAATCGGGCCTCTCAGACGCGCTACAGCGCTTTCAGACGGGTTCGGCTACTCCGGGTAGCCTAGCGCCCAAAAACGCTCCCAGCGGGCCTCTGAACGCGTCCGTGGCCCGTGTTGAAAGCGGAAACCGCGATTTCAACCCGGACGGAACGCCAGTGACTTCATCCGCCGGTGCCAAGTATGCCATGCAGGTGCTTCCCTCGACGGCGCACAATCCAGGGTTCGGCGTCACGCCCGCAGCCGACGATTCCGCCGCCGAATATGACCGGGTTGGCAACGACTATCTCGCCGCACTCCAGAAGCATTACGGCGGCAACACCGCCGAGGCGCTGGCGGCTTACAACGCGGGACCGGGAACGGTGGACCGGGCATTGGCGAGCGGGCGTCCGCTTCCGTCGCAGGGCTACGTCAGCAATGTGACTGGCGGCGATAGTTCGTCCATCATCTCCCAGGCTCAGGCCGCGATTGCCGCAGGTGCCGATCCGGTCAAGGTGAGGGCAAGGGCGGCGAGCATGGGAGTGACCCTCCCATGAGCGGGCCGTTCGACGACCTCATTCCGGGGAAAGCTCCGGGATCGATCGCTCCGCGCAAGGGCATGATCTTCACGCCTCCGCCGGATAGCGTTGGGGCTCAGAAAGCGGCGGCGGACCTGACGCGGACGCAGCAGGAGATCGCGGCGGCGAACGCAACAGCAAAGTCGAACGCGGAAAAGGCCGCAGCAGAAGCACAATCGGCCCAGATCAAGGCGAAAAACGATCAGGAGGCATACAACGCCGCGCATCCGCAGGGATCAACGGCGACGGTGCTTGGCCCGGACTCGCTCAAGTCGCTGTCCGCTCCGGATCAGGAACTGGTCAAGGCGCTCGCGGAAGGTCGCTTGGCGTTCCCGAGCGGCTTTGCGCTCAAGGCCCCGTGGTGGCAGCAAAAGCTCGAACAGGTCGCGACCTACGATCCAACATTCGACGCCACGAACTACAACAACCGCGCCAAGGCTCGCGCGGCGCTGGTTTCCGGCAAGCTCGGGACATCGGCAAACGCACTTAATACTGCAATCGGCCACATTGGGCTGCTCAGTTCACAGATCGGCGGGACGGCATCGCACGCGCTCACTCCAGCGAATGCGGTCATCAACACATTCGAGCAGCTTACGGGCGATCCCGGTATCACCAATTACAAAGACACGGCCTCCAAGCTCGCGAGCGAGCTAACCAGTGTCTATCGCAACGGAGGTGGTGCCGAGCAGGACGTTGTTCGCCAGCTCCAGAACATCGATCCCAACGCTTCGCTCGCGCAAAAGCAGGGCATCGTCAAAAACGCGCTAGAGCTGCTTGCATCGAAACAGGCCGCGAACCTCTACCAGTATAATATCGGTTCGGGCGGCAAACCTCCGGTCGATTTGCTCGATCCGCAGGCGCGAGCAGTGCTCGACCAGTTCCCCGACATTCGCGACAAGTATTTCGCGGCATCGCCCGCCCCACTCAGTTCGCAGGCCGCTGCACTCCTTCACGCGAATGGCGGGATGCCGCCCCCATCGGCCCCTCCGCCATCTCCTCCTCCGAACCAACCGCCGGTCGTCGGTCCCAAATCGCCACCGGGCGGTCTAGGTGGTCGTCCAGATTATTCAACGATGGTCGGAGGGCCGAGCCAGAACCTCGCGACCGGCTCGACACGCGCGGTATTCGACCCGATTGCTGCGTCCACCCTTTCGACCTTCATCCGCAAGGGCGCGCCGTATCAGACGGCGGCCGACTATGCGACCAGCCACGGCCTTCCAGCGCCCGATCCGAAGCAATATCAGGATGCCGTCGCATTCGCTCAGTCGCACAATGGCGCAACCAATGTCGAAGCGGTGCGCGACATGCCGACGACTCTGGGCGAGCGTCTGGCGGCATCTCCCGCTGCTGCTGCAATCGTCGGAGGGACAGCGGGGGCTACTGCGGGCCTGAGCGATGTCCTCGGGCGCACGCTCATTCCGGGCTTCGCAGGGAACCGCGCCGCACTGGCCGCAACTAATCCAACCGCCGATGTTCTCGGGAACGTCGGAGGCGGTCTAGCCAGCGCGTTCGGCGGTCCTACACTGCTTGGACGTATCGCTCCAAGCATTGCCGATGCAGCAAGCGCGTTCAGCGAGGCTCATCCGGCGCTCGCTCCCGCATTGGGTGATATGGCCTACGGTGGGCTCTATGGAGCCAACGAGAGCCCTGACAATCCGCTTCAAGGGGGACTGACGGGAGCGATTACTGCCGGAGGGGCTGGGCTTGGCGTCCGTAAGGCGTTGGGCGGTCTCTCCGGTATTCTGTCGCCCTCGGCTGGACCGTTCCAGCCCCTTTATGACGCCGGTGGCTATCCGACCCTCGGCCAAAAACTGAGCGCTACCGGCGGGATTACAGGCAAGATCGTCAACACGGGCGAACAGGCGCTCCAGTCGTTCCCGGGCCTGGGGATGATGGTCGCTGGGGCTAGACAAGCCCCAAGAGACGCTGGCCAGATCGGCGCGTTCAACAATTCGCTGAAAGAACTGGCACCGTTCGGCAATATCCCAACCGCTCTCCCCGCAGGAATGGGGCCGGGAACCGATGCCCACGCTTTCACGTCGGGACAGTTCGACAAGGCTTACGATACCGCTCGTTCCGGGATGCAGTTCGCTCCCGATGCTCAGTATTTGGCGGATGCACAGAACCTAGCCGCGAAGGTCAACAACGGCGTTCTTTCTCCCGACCAGGCATCGCAGGTTCAGAATGTCGTCAACAACGCAGTTGTCGGTAGGCTGAAAGCCCAAGGTGGCACTCTCAACGGGGACGCGTTCAAGGCCGCTTCGTCCGACCTCAACCGAGCAATCCAGACCTGGGGCAAGAATCCTGGCACGGCTCCAATGGCCGACGCGCTGTCGGATTATACGACAATCTTCGACAATGCGGCGCGGCGGAACAGCGATCCGGCGGCTGTCAATCTGCTCGACTCGGCGGATCGGGGTTATGCCCAGCTCGTCCGCATTCAGCGCGCTTCGGAACTGGGAGGCGCGGCAAAGGACGCAGGCACCTTCACGCCCGTCAATTACGCCCAAGCCGTCAAGCAAATGGGCGGAGGGGTTCGCTCCAGCGCCTACAATCAGGGCCTAGCGCTCGGGCAGGATTACGCGAACGCGCTGCTTCCTCTCAGGGACACGCTCCCAACCAGCGGGACCAGCGAACGACTGTTGACGGGTCAGGCCCTCGCCGGACTTGGCGGGGCGGAAATCGGCGCTGGAGGATTCCTCGCCGCGCATCCGGGAAGCCTGGCTCCGTTTGCGGCTTATGTTCCCGGCGTCCGCGATGTGGTCAATCGCGCCATCGCTCCAAATGCTCAGCGTCTCTCCCTACTGCCGCCAGACGTAACCGCCGCCCTCGACGCGGCATCGGCGAAGATCGATAACCTCGCTCTTCCCATCAGTCGGGCGGTCGTTCCGGGGGCTCTCGCTTACAGGCTCAGCCAATGAGCGCCGCTTCAGCCATCGCTTGCGGAGTTCAACGCCGAGCGCTCGCCCGAACGCCGCACCCGCTATCGATAACCACGTCACGACCACGCCTCGTCCATAACATGTTCGAAAGGGCGGGGAAATGACCTGGAGCGTTGCTAACTACAACGTCAATCCTAACCTGAACACGTCGATCAACGCCGTGGACATTTCGGAGAATTGCGCCGCCGCCGGGTATAACGACGCGCTCCGCCAGATCATGGCCGACATCGCGACGTGGACGACCACGTATGCCGTCACCTATCCGATCTCGATTGCCAAT